ATTTGATGAATGTTCCGTTTCTTGTTTCGCCTGTTCTGTCTTTAATCTCGTCATACGCATATTGTAAACACTCCTCTAATGTCCAGCCGTGTTGTTGTGCCAAAATTATTAATGTAACTACTGTGTCGCCTATACCGTCTTTTAATTCCTCTATACGGTTACGTGACATAGCTTTTGCAATTTCTCCCGATTCCTCCCACACTTTCAGCGCTTGTCTGTCAGGGTTTCCATTTTGTAATCCTTTATCAATACTCCACTGTTCTACTTGTTTGATTAATTTATCCATTTATTTGTCCTCCTTTGTAAGATTAAGTGTTCTAATTTCGTATAACACATTTACAATAAAAATTGCCGTGACAAAAGCTAATCCTTTTATTCCTTCAAACTTAGTAACCGAGATGAATAGCACCATCACAATCAACATAAAAACCAAACTACAAATCCTACCTACGTACTTGTTGTTGAGTCGATGATGGAGGAAATGTTCCATTAATACACAAACAACAAAAGTAAATATAAGCGTCCATGCAGTCATTTACTCGTCCTCCTCATTAATAAATTCAAAATTTTCATTTAATAAACCTCTTTTTATTTGTTATTAGTATTATTGTTAGTTAATATTTGAACCAAGGAGGTGAAACATTATGTCAAATTCATCCGACAAACTGTTAGCTTCTCTATGCTACTTTAGTGTGTTCTTTGCTCCTATTCTTTTCCCTATAGTCGTATGGATTTTAACGAAATACCCAGTAACCACACATGCAAAAAAATCGATTATTTATCACATTCTTCCTTGGATTTCAATGACATTGGCTGCTATCTTTTTTGGTTTAAGCCAAAGTACATCTAACATACCTTTGTACTTTACTTTAGGAATAATACTTTTAGTTATGGCATTCTTAACATATGTCTATAATTTGTATTGCGGTGTAAAAGTTTTAATTACGAAAGAATTGTAGTCCCGATTTACGGGGCTATTTTTCTTATTAAATAACAAATATACTAATCTGACTGCCTAACTCCTCTGCATACATTAGGTTATGTCTAGCTTTAAAGTCGTTGAATTCATTAATTGGATAGTAACCGTCAATATGGCTATACTGTCTTTTCGGTAAACCAATCATGATGTAGCCACCGAAAGTTTCACGCACAATAAGCACCTTTTCTTCGGCTGCATTGTATAAATGGAATGTGTTCATCACTTAACCTCCCAACAATCGATAGCAAATTCAACGCTTTGCTTAGCTTTCTTCAAATCTTCTAAACCATTCTTTCTAGGCGCTCTCATTAAGTATTTCAATGCATTGCCTACGTGGTAGAAAACTGAAGCTGATTTATACGTCTTGCCTACTAATTCGATAATCACATTTGCACTAAATTTACCGAATTGATAATGCGTTGGTTGATGGACCGAATCACTTTTGCACAATTCAAATTCATCTTCGTCATTAATTGTTTCAACCCCATGCGCACAATGTAACTTCGCCCATCGTTTATCATTCGGCATTTCTCTCACATAACCTTGAATTGGGTAGGCATTGATACCATCTTCTCTGTGGTTGTAATCCACATATGCGATGACTTTATCTCCTAGTTTTAAATCTTTAACCCTCATAACTTCACGCCCTTTTTCTCCATTAATTCTTCAGGCGTCGCGCCATTGCGCAACCTGCTATTCACAACTTCATAGCGCATATTTAATAATTTAGCTAACTGTCTTACTGAGACTACGTAACCGTTAATAATAAACTCACGAGAATGATCACCGGGAATTTTAGGTAACTTCTTTTCTTTTGGTTTAGCAGGATAACATTTGATTTCTTTCTGTTTAACTGACACACCCGAAAATCTGCATAAATCATAATACGCCCTGCTTGCAGGAACTGATTGCCGTACCGTTTCAAGCCACGGCTTCTCTTTCTTCTTAGCTTTGTATCTCTGATACGCCATTTCCATTTGATACTTGTCATATTTATCCGCAGACGATTGCGTCGGTTTTTCACCGTTTCGATGTAATGCTAATACTGTATGCATATTAAACACCTTCTATTTCATTAATTATTAATACTGTGCGTGCAGTCTCTGCATATTTTTTGAATGTTCTGATTTCATAAATCAGTGTGTCGTCCACCCATAATAAATTGTTACCTGCATCTAATATCGTCTTAAGTAAATTGTCGATGTCAGGTTTTATAGTATGAGGATTGCCAATACATGCTTCTTTCTTATACTTCGGCCATGACTTACTAGGTTTAAAGTAGAATTCAACCGTTAGTCTTATTGGCTTATCTATCATCAAATGTGGTAACTGATCAGCTACAAACTTTTTATGCTTCACATATGGTGCAGACATATAAGTATGCCCACCACCACTAAATCTCGGTCTAGATGACCCTTTCGGATTACCAAGATTTCTATCATTTTCCAGGTAAAATATTTCGATTCTAGTTTCTGTCATGTCTGCTCCTTTGCTCCATATCAGCCTCTTGATATATCAATTTAGACTTTTCGTCATAGTCATCAAAAAGTGACAACTCATTACGTTCTAACAACCTTTCAACCGCCCAACCAAGCTGCAGCATTTTAAGCCTCATAAAATTATCTTCTTGGTAATCTTCTGTGTATAACAACCTCAACAACTCTTGAAATTCTAAGATGCTCATGTGAAGAACCTCTGCGTAGATTTGTAATATTCAAAATTAACGACACCAGTTTCCCCGTCTTTGTTTTTAGCAATATTCACTTCTAAATCTGATTTATCGTTATCTTGATGATCATCACGGTTATAGTAGTCATCTCGGTACAACATGAATATCATACTTGCGTCTGCTTCAATGCCTCCAGATTCTTTCAAATCACTCATCATAGGGCGTTTATCATTCCTAGACTCTACACCCCTATTTAATTGAGAAAGCAGCACTATGACGCTCCCTGTTTCATTTGCGATAATTTTAAGGTCACGACTTATCTTTTCTACATCAACTCTTCTGTCATTCATTGGTGTATCTGATTGCATAAGTTGCAAGTAGTCGATAAATATCACTTGTGGTTTGTCTGATTGCTTTGACGCTTGTTCTCTAATCCGAGCTGGTGTTAACGAACTTTCATCAAAAATATTAATGTTTGCTTGTTTGATTTTATTTAGTCCGTCCATTACTTTATTTGTCGATTCAGGACTTAACTCATTTGGTCGCTTAATATGACTCAAAGGTACACCCTCAATCATCGCGACCATTCTTTCGGTTACTAAATCCCCAGTAGTTTCAAGACTAAAAAATGAAACTTCATATCCAGCTTTCGCAATATTCCACATCGTGTTTAACGCAAATCCAGTCTTACCCATTGATGGACGTGCTGCTATTACATTAAGTTGACCCTTTTCAAAGCCGTGTATTTTGTAATCAAGCAATCCGTAACCTGTCTTAATAATTTCTTTAGGTTTCTCACTTAATACCGATTCCATAACCTTTGCTAAAAACTCATCTGTTTTGTTACTTTGTTCGATATTTAAACCTTTTAATTCTTCTAACTCCTCTAACAGTTGCAACATGCTCGCCTTATCAGGTTTTGCTGTGAAGTCATTAACTTTTTCTAAAGCTTTTCTAGCTACATAGTCATTCAATAAATTGATTTGATCTTGCATAAAGAATATAGGGTCTGTACCGTCAGACTTAGCAATCTGGTTAAACCTTTTAACGTTAACAAAGTCTTTGTCATCTCTACACTTAAAATAAATTTCGTTTGCGTTGATACGTCCAACTTCTCTGATGTAACCGATAATCGCTTTTACATCATCATCTTCAAACATTTCAGATTTTAATTTAAATTTGCTGTACAAATCAGGGTGTTTCATCAAGTTGCAAAGTATCGCTTCTTCTGTACTTAAACGATCAATCATTGCTGCGTAGCTCCTTAATGAATGCTTGCCCTTTACGCTTTACTTCTTTCCATTTTCTAGCGTATTCAGGGTCGTTTTCTAATTTATACTGGTGGGTTTCTTCTATCGGTTTTTCTTCCATTTCAAATACTTTAGGTTTGGTTGCTAATACGTCAGCTATGGTTGGTTTATATTTACTTTGCTTAATGAAGTTGTGTAATTTTTTCATAGATTGGTTGTAGTCGCCCTCTTTAGACAAAATATCAATCCATATGTCAATCTTTCTTTCGTTGAATGCCATGTTATAGGTTTCGGCAACAACCTCAATGATCTGTAGCGCCTCCGATTTTTTCACTCGTCATCACCTAACTTTTTTCGGTACTCGTCGATTGAAGATTGCTTTTTAGGTTTTGTTTTATTTAAGGCATCTTGTTTTGTTTTAACGCCTTCTTTTGCCCAGTTGTTTAACACTGTAATTAAGTAACCCACATGACTACCTTTTTCTTTAGTGTAGTCAGTTGCAATTTTCACAACTTCATCAGCATTCTTACCAATATCATCAACTGCATATCCGATTTGTTCCATTTGGTAAGGTGTTATTGTGTTGTCTAAGAAAGTGATGATGTAATTAATTGATTCTGCAAAAACGTCGTTTTCTTTTTCTGTCTTCTTATTCTTCTTCTTATATTCTTCTTCTTTTTCTTCTTCTTCTTCTGTATCGTTACGTAACGTTACGGTAACGTTACTCTCTAATAATTCTTGTTTTTTTCTCTCTCTGTAACGTTGTTGTCGTAATCTATTCTTCTCATTATGCCTACTTTTGCTATCTAAACTTTGGTGCTTTTCCCAATTTTTAACTTTATAAGTACCTTCTGAATCTTCAATCATTCCTAATTTAATAAACGTTTGTAACGCTAATCTGATTGAGTTCAGTGGTCTGTTAAATTCGTTTGCCAACATTTCATCGTTATAGGGTAAGTTCTCTGATAACATAATGTAACCATGTTCGTTATATTTACCGGCAAGCGTTAGTAATTTAACCCACACTGTGATGATCGTGTCACGCTCTGGTAAAGCTTCAATATACTTAATTTTGCTATCATCGAACATTCCAACTTTTAATTTTATCCACGATACTTCAGCCATTTATCTTCTCTCCTTTCAACATTTTGTTCAACCTGTCATCTACATCGACCCAACTGTCGTGTAGGTGGTATTTGTCATTGAAACTGTCCATTCCTATTTTGTGCTGCTCTGTGTGATGTTCACGGCATAACGCTAATACTTGATTGCCGTAGTGATTTATCTTAGTTCTGTCACGCCCACGTCCTACCGCATATCTATGTGCTAAATCTGAATGAGGTTTACCACATATAACACAGTTTCTATTTACTGTTGACCAGTAGAGTTTTGATTTATCCCCTTTTAATAATTCACTTGTCTTGTAGCTAAGGGCTATTCCATTTTCAAACACCCAATCCAATATGATGTCGATGATTTGCGAAGCTTGTGTTCGAGTGCAATTACTAAGTGATATGGGGTTGTCATATCCATGATATGTTCTTGTACATTCGATAAACATATGCCTCATATAGTCCATAGGTTGGCCCGTATGCTCTTCTATATCTTTGACTAAGGCAAATATCTTACGGCGTTGTTTGTCAGTGATTTGGAACGGATCTAAGACGTTAACATCAACTTCTACATCGAATCCGTTATCGAGTAGTAGCGTTTCCTTATCGCCTAATTCAACACCCGAGATGACAACAGTTGTTGTGCCGTCATCTTGAGTGATGTAGCTTGTAATTAAAGGCATCTAATCACGTCCTAGAAAGGTAAATCGTCGTCATCGATACTAGCGTTATCAAAAGGATTATTACCTGTTTGTGTTTGTCCGTTTTGTTGTTGGTTATTCTGTTGGTTGTTATTCTTTGGGTCTAGAAATTGAACACTGTCACAAACGACTTCAGTTACATAAACACGTTGACCTTCTTTGTTTTCGTAACTGCGTGATTGCATCCGTCCATCAACGCCTGCTAAGCTACCTTTACTTAAAAAGTTTTTGACGTTTTCAGCTTGCTTGCGGAATACAACGCAATTAATAAAGTCAGCTTGTTGTTCTCCATCTTTATTTTTGAAATTGCGATTTACCGCAAGTGTGAATGTTGATACGTCTACGCCTGATGGCGTCGTTCTGAATTCAGGGTCTTTTGTTAATCGTCCTACTAATACAACTCTGTTAAGCATTATTCATTCTCCTTATATTTTTTCGCCATAGTTTGAATTTTGTTGATTGTGTTTACTGCTTGTTGTTCAGTCATAGCAGTGTAGTTTTGAATGCCAAATGTCTTTTCTGCTTGTTGTTGGGTAACATCTTTATTTAGTGACTTCATTAGTTCTACAAAGTTAAGTACCTCTTGTTTTAAAGCACCAACTGTTTTACTACTTGCTTTAGGCTCTGATTTACTTTGTTTTCCACTTGCTGCAATACCGTCATCGTCTTGATCACTTGTGATTCCGAAAATAGCAGATAATGAGTAACGTTTGAGGTAACTAATCAACGACCCAGCACCTTGTGGTGTGTTCTTTTCTGCATTCATAAATACGGGGTCGTACTCGATGTATTCGCCACTTTCATGCATAAGCATTGTAGCTACTCCTACACGTCCATCACTGTCATTTAAAGCCCACTGTGTGTAAGACAAGCCGTGAGGTGTTGCAGCCTCGTCAATAGCCTCTACGACGTTCTCAAGAGGTACATATTTTGATTTGAAGAAAGGATTATTTTTATCTTTGAGTGGCTGTTTAACTTGTTTACGGAAAGCAACCATAGCTTTGTTGATTTCAACAACTGATTCAGATTTGTTCATTACTTAATCACCAAACTTTCACTTTCACGAAGTTCTGCACCCTCTACTGTGATGCCTGCTTTAATATCTTCTTTTATTTGTTTTTTATTCAATTTCGGCGCTTGTGATATCCAGTAATCACTATCAATCACCTTTTCATTAGTTACGTATACGCTAGGTGCATTCTTGCGCTTGTAAATATAGTTTGTGGGGGTTCTGAACTTCTGTAATCCTTGTACATCTAACATGTCTTGTAGGTAGTTTTTTAGTCTGTCAGAGAAGTTTTGTTTCTGTTGTTTAAGTCCTTGCAGGCGCTTAATTTCTTTGTCGATGGCATCTACATCAGCGTCCACGCTTCGCTTTAATCCAATTGTATTGTCGACTTTTACATTCAATTCGACTTCTATTGAATCTAATGTGTCTTTTAAATCTTCAGGATTCATACCTTGTTCGATTAAATCAAGCACTTGTTGATAACTTGTTGATAATTGAAATAAATTACTCATCGAAATCCTCCTAACAGTTGATTCATAATGTGGTCGTACTCATCGACGTTATCTTCAATCCATGTACGCGCATCTTGCGTTAAAAGGTCAGTAGCACTTTCTATACCAGATATATCACTTATTTTGATTTCACTTACCGTATTATCGTCACGATCTTGAATCGTTACGTCGACGCCGAACTTAGTTTTAGCGACGTACATGTAAAACTTAAATCCATCTATCGTTATTGTTTTCGAAAATTCTTGTCCAATTTCGTAATACATTTGCGTTTGCCTCCATTTTTGGTAGAATGGAATCGGAATCTTGTGCAAAAATTCCGACTCATGACTGTTTGCTAGCTGCACCTAGCATTCAGTCTTTTTTAATGTGTTGATAACATATTTAGCTACGTAGTAACTAGTAACTACACTACTTATTGATACAAAAACTGTTGTTGTGAAGTATGCTTCGAATGCGAATACAGTAGTAATGACGAATGTGGTCACCATTGCTAGGATTAAAGCAATCATTTTGTCTACCATAAATCCGTCTCCTTTTTTAAAATATTCTCTCTAATGAATCTCAATGCAGGTTTCACTTCGATGTATCGTTTGTTGCCTTTCCCAAAGCGGTACATGCATTCTTGTTGAAATTCTTTGTTGCTATAAACGTGTTTCTCGAGATCATTTCGAGAAATCCCCGAAACCTTGATAAATTCCTTTGCATCTGCAAAGCCGATGAATTCCATTTTGTGTTCCTCCTTTACTTATTCAACACCCACATTCAACAGACGGTCATCGCAATGACTATTGAATGTATTTTTAGCGCCGCTCATATCATCGCCAGCTCTCGCTCACATCTGCTCAATGTGGGCGTTGAATATATTTAGTTGTGCTATACTTTTCTTATCTCCTTATGAAAGGAGGTGGAAAGTGTGAGTTTAAAAATGTACTGCTACTTGTTTTCGCTTTACCTTAAAGGCCGGTTAAAACACAAGGATAATAAAGCTATTGATCGTTTATTAAACAAAAATTACATCTATCAAAAAATTGTGGATTTTGAGGGCTATTTTCCTATTCATGCCGATTACGTCTATATCTCTGATGAAGGTAGAGAATTCTTCGAAAACTTTAATTTAAAATTTGCAATACCACTGCTACTATCGACATTATCGTTGCTAGTATCGATAACAGCGTTGGTAATATCGATTGTGTCTTAAAATCTTCTTTCGGTCGGTTATTTTCATTTAAAGCCTTAATTAAATAGCCGACTGAACGATTGTAATCTGCGTTCCCTCTTCTTAAAGCGAGAAATAATAATTTTGCTTTTGTTAAGTGATAATTTTTGTCATTTATTATCGACATTAATTCCTTTTTATGTTCTTCGTTCATAATGTCCTCCTTTATGTTGGTTGTTCGATTCTGGGTTTTGTTCATGAATTTTCTGCTATACTCCTGTTAAGGAGGTGATAAGTATGAAATTAGATTATGATTGTGTTAGACATCTTTTGTTAGAAATTGAATCTAATAAAAAACTGGGCGAACCACTCACCGAATATAATTTCAAAGATAATATTGTATTTGGAAAATATGATTTTGAAACGGTAATGTATTCTTTGTTGAAATTGAAAGAAGCTAATTATGTTAATGTCTCTTTGAGTTGGGAATCAGGACATGTTATAGGTTATTTAATAAATGATATTACTTGGGCGGGCCATGAGTTTTTGGATAATATTAGAGATAATAAAACTTGGTCCGAAGTTAAAAATGTTGCTAGCAAAACCTCTAGTATGTCATTAACTCTTATGAGCAAATTGGCTTTTCAGTATCTTTCTCAAAAATTCAATCTATCTTAAACTCGGTACCATCAACTAAAGCGTAAAAGTTACTTTTTAAATATGGATGGTTTTTTAAGGTGTTATCGATGAATATTTCTTGAGTCATTAAGTCATAACCTTCATTTACTTGTAGGTCTAACGGTCGTCTATTACCTGCTTCATCATAGTAGTAATAGATGACTTTTTTGTTTTCCTCTTGCATTGTTTGTCCTCCTTAATTTGGTTGTTCGATTGTGGGTAGGATGTCGTTTTCTTTAAGTAAGTCGTAAATGAACAATCTACCTTTTTGCGTCCACTTAGTGTTCATACGAACCGATGTGCTACCGTCTTTATGTTCAATCTCCGTTGTAGAAGAATGTGTGTAACCTTTGTCGTGTAAATTTGAATAAAGTAACCATTGTCCTGATTGTTTATACTGAACCTTTAAGTCGTGTAATAACTTGTTAAGTGCTTGGGCCGACATACCATAATCTTTTGCGATTTGTCCGACTGTTACTAAACTCTTGTTATTTAAAATAGTGTCTAAATAAGATGCTTTCGGTTCGTATTCAGCAATCTTTTGTTTTTGCATGTTGTTTTCTAGTTGTAATGCCTGTTTTTCTTTCTGTTCTTCAATCCAAAGTTCAGCACGTTTAACTGGGTCATCTATCATGTAACTTGCGGTAGGCTGTTTAATTTGTCTTTCCATTTCGTTAAATTTGTTGATGTACGCCATTTTGAATTCGTTGTGACCTTGGATATTAAACATATAGAGAGTAAAACCATCTTTTGTTAGAAGGTATTCTTTTTGATTTCTACCTCTTGAATCTTTGTAATTACTATCGATAATTAATGTACTCACTTTTGAGGACATTAAAATTTGTTCTAAATCTCTCTTAACATTGTCATGTCTTCTACCTAATTCATTTGCTACAACTCGGCTAGAAACAACTGCTCCTAATTCCTTGTTGTTTTCGATTTTGACTTCCTGTAATAGTTGCATTGTTCATCCTCCTTCAAACTACACTAAAAGTGAAGTTGATGTTAAATTTTTTTGCTAACCCTTAATAAGTCAGCATTAATACCATAGATGTAAGCCAAAGCATAAACAACCATACTTTTAGGCACTACATCTCCTTTTTCCCATGCAATATATTGCGCTCTTGAAACGCCTAGTTTATCAGCTATTTGCTCTTGTGTGTAGTCAAATTCGTTTCTTGCGCCCTTCAGAGAAAAGGTTTGAATCGTGTCTGTCATGTTGTCACCTCCCTGTAAGGTATGTACCTAATTTACTACACTAAAAGTAAAGTGTCAACACATTAAGTAAACTTTTTTGAAATATAACTTTACTTTTTGTAAACTTTTTAGTACAATTTAGACAACACTTAAATAAGAAGAGAGGCAACCATATGGCTAAAGAAATTCTTTCAAAAAATTTAAAAAATCTTTTAGAGCGTAAAGGTAAAACGCAAACGGATATGGCTAAAGATTTAGATTTAAAAGAATCAACGGTAAGTAGTTGGATAAATGCAGTTAAATATCCAAGAAGAGACAAAATCGAATTACTTGCAGATTATTTTGGCGTTATGCCCTCTGACATCACAGAAGACAAAAGTTTACAACAAGAAACAATTGCCGCTCATTTTGACAAAGAAGACTTAACTGAAGAAGAAATGGATGAAGTAATGCAATTCATCGAAATAATTAAAAGACGTAAAAACAGATAACATTTGCAACAAAGGGTGATTTGATGGGAAGATATGAAGAATTAATTATTTCAGAAAATATTGATGTTGAAGAAAGGTCAGACTTTCCTAGTTATCAAAGTGGATTGTATTACGAAGGTAAAATTTATATTAAAAGTAATATGTCGAATGCTAAGAAGTATGAAACTTTGTTAGAAGAACTAGCGCATCACAAACTTACATACGGTAACATCTTAGATCAGTCACAATTCAACAACCGAAAATTTGAAAATTACGCAAGACGCTATTCGTACGAAACATCTGTGCCCCTGTCAGGTATAGTTGAAGCGTTTAAGCAAGGTGTATACAATTTGTATGAGCTTGCTAATTTTTTTGAGATTTCAGAAGGTCATGTACTAGATTGTATTGAACATTATAAACGTAAATTTGGTTTAAATACTCTTGTTGGTAATCATCTAATCGAATTCGAACCACTAAGAGTTTTTGAATATAAAAATATTATTTAAGGGGGACATTTAATATGTCGGAAAAGAATCAACTTAGCAACGAAGAATTACTAGCAAGGCAACAAGAGCAATTTGAAAATTACAAGAAAGAACAAGCTTCAAAAAGTAAAAAGCGTTGGTTATGGGGATGTGGTGGTTGTTTAGGTATCTTCATTCTTTTAGCTATTTTATTTACGGCGTGTACTGGTGCATTTGTGAATGAAGTTGATAAAGGGATTAATGAAGAAGGTACACTTGACAAAGATAAAGATACGAAAGTTAAAAATGTAGGTGAAACTACAGAAATTGATGGCGTGTCTTTTACACTTGATGACGCTACTTTTACAGATGAAAGAAATGAATTCGCGGATGTTGAAGCGGACAGAGTCTTAAAAGTAGATATGACTATAAAGAATAATTCTGATGAAGAAATTCCAGTGGGTGGAGACGTGAAAGTTTATACGGATGGAAAACAAGCTAAATCTTATCCTATTAATGATGGGTTAATGGATTCTCTATCGCCAGGTAGAGAAATAAGTGGTTCTGAAGGTTTTGCTATTAATGGTAACCCAGAAAAAATCGAATTAGAGTTTCAACCTTTAACGTCATTTTCTAACAAACGTTATATTTATGATATTAAACCAGAATAAAAGAAGCGTATGAAGAAGACGGATATTAATATCTCAGGGTAGTTTGACTACCCTTCTTTATTACACCCATTATGACTATTACGCTATTACGTTT